AGACCGGGCGTTGTCACTGGGAGATGCACCGTTGGCAACCGGCGAGAAAGTATTTTGAGTTAGCACATCGTCTCGATCCGACCAACGACGATACGGGGTGGACTCTGGGTTTGCTTGCTTTGCAGATGGGCGACTTCAAAGCGGGGTGGGAAGGTTATGAGCGACGATGGGGTAGCAAGACTTTTAACTCCCCACGTATCTCTACTATCCATCCACAGTGGGAGCGTGGTCTTGGCTTGAAGCGTCCGATTGTGTGGACGGAGCAGGGCATCGGTGATCAGATTCTCTACGCATCACTCATCGAGGCGTTGGCAAAGGAAGTCGATTCCGTTGTCGTTCTGATTGATATGCGGTTAGCCCCGCTACTGCAACGTGGATGCAAGGCGTCAAACGTCACGTTCCTACCGCACAATGCCAAGATAAAAATGTCAGATCATGACTCTCATATCCCCATCGCAAGCCTTGGCAAATACTTCATTAACAGTGTGCGCGACATCGAGCCGACTCGCAGCGAAGGCTACATCAAGGCTGATCCGCATCGGGTTGGGTTACTGAAGAAAGAGTACGGGCTTGAGAACAAGCGCATCATCGGCCTGTCATGGGCAAGTACTGCACCCGCTATCGGTACGCACAAGTCTGTGGGACTGGAAGGGTTCAGGTCGTTGTTTGACATACCTGATACCGTGTTCATCAATCTTCAGTACGGCAAGCCGCAGGACGAGGCGAAGGACTTTCATCCGAACCTGATTACGACGCACATCGACACTTTCTTGGACTTGGAGAACGTCGCTGCGCTCATGGAGTTGTGCGACATAATTGTTTCTCCATCGAATGCCAACGTGCATCTAGCCGCTGCGATGGGTAAGCCTGTCATGCTGCTCGATGCCAACAAGTTGTGGTATTGGAATAACCGCAAGGGGTATCGCAGTATGTGGTATCCCGAGGTCAAGATTTTTCAGCGCGAGAACATGAACGCGCCGTGGGACTTGCAGGTAAAGCAGGTCAAAGAAGAGTTGAAATACATGTACATGTTAAGTGGGCGACCAGTTAACCACTTTGCTTTCTTCCACGTGGGCGATGACATTTCTCAGCCACAGAAGATGGTGAAGTCTCTGCTGCGGCACAACTTTGACGCATTCATCACGATGTACACGGACAAGGCCACACCGGATGTGATGGGTATCACGCGACGGGTGGAGAGCGAAGTTAATCGGGAAGAGTTGTGCTACCACCGAGTCAAGGCATACGCCGAAAGTCCTGCAAGTTTCACCGTACCCGTTATGTACTTGGATACGGATATGTTGGTGCAGGACAAAATCGTGGTGAAAGACTTGCTACCAAGATATAACGAAGTAACGTTCCTGCGAAGAGAGTTTCAGCGTGACGCGATCTTCAATGTGGAGCAGCGTGGGCTGCGGTTTGATGAGTACGAAGGCAAGACGATTGACGAGGTGTACCCGTACGTAGGCTGCACTGTTGTGGCAGAAGGCGTTCATGTGTGGAAAGACTTACTAGCGATTTACGATGCGCTCGATCCGAAGTTCCGCAAATGGTACGGCGATCAAGAAGCGTTACGTATCTATGCCAAGAAGTATCCCGAACGGGTGAGCGAGATACATGAATCTGTGTATGGTTGTTTACCTGAACACAAGACCGACGATGCCAAGATCCTGCACTTCAAGGGCGAGGCACGAAAGAAGTTGTTTGAGGTGGCGTGATGAAAATCTTCATTGGTTGGGACAGTCGTGAGGATATTGCGTATCAAGTATGCCGGGAGTCCTTGGCTAGGAACTCTTCTGTGTTTCTCGACATCAAGCCGATCAAGCAGCAGGAGATGCGTGAGCGTGGCCTGTATTGGCGGGAGCATGACCCTCTCTCCTCTACCGAGTTCTCCTTCACTCGTTTTCTCGTGCCGTATCTTGCAGGATACGAAGGGTGGGCACTGTTCATGGACTGTGACTTTCTCTGGCGAGGCGATGTGGCAGGGATCATGGACTACGCTGACCCGAAAGTTCCCGTCATGGTGGTGCAGCATAGGTACGAGCCGAAAGAAAAAACCAAGATGGACGGTGCGGTACAACATCAATACCCGAGAAAGAATTGGTCGAGCCTGATGCTGATCAACTGCGGCCATCGAAGCGTGAAAGATAACCTGAAGATTGAAGACGTAAACAATCAGACGGGGATGTATTTACATCAACTACTGTGGGCAGGGACGCACATCGGTGCGCTGCCGATTGCGTACAACTATCTTGAGGGATGGCACACGAAGAACGATTGCCCGAACCCCGTGGCCGTTCACTTTACTCGTGGAGGTCCTTGGTTCGAAGACTGGGGCAACGTGGAGTATGCCGACGAATGGTTGGCAGTAGCGAAGGAGATGTGACATGAGTGAGTTCTTATTTCCCGTCCTGCATGAGAACGATGATTTTATTTTAGTAGTTGAAAACGCAGTCCCTCCGGAAGTGTGTGAGCGTTATATCGACTTTTTTAAAATTATGGACAAACGGCAACAGTCCTACGCAAGAGAAAAAAGTAATCCTGAAACTACTAAATTACAGATAGACGATAAAGCAATAGACCTAACTCAGGACACTATCCTCAGAGATTTAAGCATTGCAAATATCACTCAAGAGTTTGATGGGTTCTTCTGGACAAATTGTTACAGACCGTATGTAGAAAAATATTCTGTCTTGAAGGACTATGTGTCGCATAAAATTTATAGAATAAAAATACAACGTACTTTACCGGGGCAGGGTTATCACGCTTGGCACACAGAGAACATGACAAGAGAAGTGTCAAACAGATTGATGACGTTCATCGTCTACTTAAATGATGTTGAAGAAGGCGGCGAGACAGAATTTTTGTACCAACATAAGAGAGTTAAACCTAAGACAGGCACTTGTGTTTTATGGCCTACAACTTACACACATCCACATCGGGGTAATCCTCCGTTGAAGGGTGAGAAATACATACTCACTGGATGGGTAGAATTCTGAGGAGATGTGACATGGCGAGAGTAGAAGCATCGGTTAAACCGCCGAAGGACGCAGAGTATGCTGAGTTGATCGTGGACAAGACCCACGTGAAACAGATACCAAGCGAGACGGTGTGGGCGAAGATTGGAGAAGATGGTGGGCTTGAGACTATTCGGTGGGACATCATTGAGATGTTTGCCAAGCAGTACGACATCGACAAGAACAACCGAACGCAGTCGCACATCATGTGCAAATTATTAGTATTGGTGCGAGATGAGACGAGACAAGAGGAAAGAAGGTAAGGTCTACACGAGGCTATCGAGGTTCAACGTGGTTCTTACATTCGAGCAGTATAAGTTTTTACTGGAACGTAAACGTAAAGCACGAGAACTTGACGAGCGAGTGAAATATAAAGACCTAGTGGGGCTATGGGGTATCAAGCAGTACCACATGGCAGGGGCGGTATACCGAGGAATAAGACAATATGACGACAGAATCAAAGCCGAAGGTGGCATCAGAAACGTCAATGATTGTGGACAATTTATCCCCGTCAGGCGCGTGGAAAGACGAACTGAGTGCTGCCCCTTGGGGTTATGGTCAAAGTCAGCAGAAGCGCGTCGAGCGATCCTTAGAGAATATACGGAGAGCGGGACTGTTCGACGAGGCTACAGTCCTTTCGTTAGAGCTTCTTACTTTGAGGAATGAATTGGAATACCAGATGGGTAAAAAGATCAGGTAAAATTATGAGCTATGAAGATCACCTATGGGCAAGTTGATCCTTCAGATCCGGGGGTCAAGCGGCAACTAAAAGTGCTGCAAAAGGCATGTCTCCCGGCAGATGACCTGTATTTTCCCGAAGACGGGGTGTGGTGGATGGCGTACCACAAGAATGCCCCAGTTGGTTTTAGTTGCTTGTCGCCATCACAGCAGATGGAGGATGGGATTTATTTAGGACGCTGCGGTGTGCTGAGTGCGTACAGGGGGTACGGCATTCAGCGGCAGATGATCCGGATACGAGTTCAGTGGGCTAGGAGGCATGGGTATAGATGGGCTGTGTCGGATACCACCGACAATATACCGAGTGCCAACAACCTGATCTCGTGCGGCTTCAGACTTTACACCCCCAAGATCACGTACTCGTTCGCAAGAGCGTTGTACTGGAGGAAACGACTCTGAGGGGGATTCATGCCATTCAAGGACGAGGCCATCAGGAAGGCCAAGCAGAAGCTGTACTCACGGAAGTGGTACGAAGGAAACAGACAAGAAGTTATTAAGAAAGCAAGGAAGGGTAGAGATAAAAACAGAATAGAATGGATCGCATACAAGTCGAAGCAGCGATGTAGTCATTGCCGAAGGAAACATCCGGCGATCATTGACTTTCATCATGTGATCAAAGAAGGTAAGCGGTCTGTTAATTATTTGGCTGTCAGGCAAAGAAACATACCCGAGGCAATCAAAGAGGCAGAAGAGAAGTGCATACCGCTCTGCTCCAACTGTCATCGGATACTGCACTGGGATTTAACACGGAAAGCAATGAGTAAGAGGAGAAAGAAGTGGACATCGAAGGTGACATCCTAGACCTGATCAGGGAACTGCCCGCGCAGATCAATAGCCCTGACGTAAGCGCAGAGTTTAAATTTCTCGTTGCTGGAGCAGTGCTCTGGCGATGCGCGGATGAAATTAAGTTTTTACGGGCTGAATTGGAAAAGGCGAGGAGTGGGGTACATGACAAGCGTCGCAAGAATAAGAAAGTGCAAGACCTGCAAGAACGTATTCATCGATCCGGCATCCTTGCTTAGACACAAGTTTTACGGCAAGTGCCGTGACCACGAGGCTTTGCGAGCAGCAGGGTTTGTCGAGACGCCCAAAGGGTGGAAGACTACTAAGCTAATCAGGTCAGTATGAGTATCATCACAATAGATTTTGAGACGTACTACTCGAAAGAGTTCAGTCTTACGAAGTTCACGACCGAAGAGTACATCCGAGACAAGCAGTTTGAAGTCATCGGTGTTGCCGTTAAGGTAGACGATGATGAGACTGTGTGGTTCAGCGGTACTCATGACGAGACCAAGGCGTGGCTTAATCAGTTTGACTGGCAGCATTCTGCACTTCTCTGCCATAACACCATGTTCGACGGAGCAATCCTCGCATGGGTCTTTGATTTAAATCCCGCGTTTTATATGGACACGCTCTGCATGGCGCGGGCGATACATGGCGTAGATGCAGGCGGCTCCCTCGCTGCACTCGTCAAACGATACAACTTGGGGGAGAAAGGGACGGAGGTGGTCAATGCGCTGGGTAAGAAACGTTTGGATTTTGATGGTGGAGATCTTGATCGGTATGCTGGTTATTGCTGCAACGATGTTGATCTTACCTATCATCTTTTTAATCAACTTGCTACGGGATTCCCGGGAGAAGAGTTGGAGTTGATTGATATGACGCTCCGGATGTTCATTGATCCGGTGCTGATGATCGACGATGGACTATTGGCCGGGCGACTAGAAGACATCCGAAGAGAGAAGACTGAACTACTGAACGGATTGAAAGAGACACTGAAAGCGAACGACGAGGAAGAAGTCCGCAAGAAGCTCTGCAGCAATCCGCAGTTCGCCAAGGTTCTCAAGGAGTTTGGTGTCGAGCCGCCGACCAAGACAAGTCCTACGACTGGCAAGCAGACCTTTGCCTTTGCCAAGAATGACGAAGGGTTTATCGCACTGCAGGAGCATGAAGATCCTGTGATCCAGCAACTCTGCGCGGTGCGTCTGGGTACTAAATCAACTTTGGAGGAAAGCAGAATTGAACGCTTTATTCGTATTCGTGGTAGGAACCGTGGCCGGTTACCTATTCCGCTCAAGTATTACGGTGCTCATACAGGCCGTTGGTCAGGCATGGACTCCGTCAACCTACAAAACCTTCCATCACGAGATAAGAAAAAGAAGACACTCAAGAATTCGGTGGTCGCTCCGCCCGATCATGTCGTTATCAACAGCGACTCCTCGCAGATCGAAGCCCGAGTCCTCGCGTGGCTAGCCGGGCAGACGGACGTTGTTGAGCAGTTCCGCCGGGGCGAGGATGTGTATTCGATCTTTGCGTCGAAGGTCTACGGCAGGTCAATCAGTAAGACTGATCCCATCGAGCGGTTCGTCGGTAAGACCTGCGTGTTGGGATTGGGGTACGGCACTGGGGCACTGAAGCTCCGTCACACCTTGAAGACCCAACCGCCCGGAGCCAACCTGACCGAGGATGAATGCAAGCGCATCGTCAGCGTGTACCGGCAGCAGAACGACAAGATCCCGAAGCTTTGGGAAGAGTGTGACCATGCTTTAAATGCACTGATGCAGGGAGTGCAGCGCAGTTTCACTCTGGGTCATGGCGGAGCACTCTGGATCACACCAGACGGTATCGGACTACCGAATCATCTACACATTCGTTACAACAATCTACGCATCGAGAACGGTAAGCCGATCTATGATTCACGCAAAGGTCCAGTCAACATCTGGGGCGGAGCGATGGTTGAGAACGTAGTGCAGGCTCTGGCTCGTATCATCGTGGGTCAGCAGATGTTAAAGATCCGGGAAAAATACCGACCCGTATTGACAGTGCATGACGCAGCCGTGATCGTCGTACCAAAAGTTGAAGTAGACGAAGCCCTTGATTTTGTAACTAAAGTTATGTCTACTCCTCCTGATTGGTGTCCTGATTTACCCGTCGCTTGTGAGGCGAAGTGGGGTGAGTCATACGGGAGTTGCGGATGAAGACGTACATACACGTTAACCAGCACGTGATTCGGGCAAATAAAAAGACCGGCGCGTCTGATCCCGTCATCACGGTCAAGCAAGGTAGAAAGAATACTTACTGCACCCGAGTACGGATCAATGGTCCAAGCGAAGTGGTGTATTCAGGTAACGATAAACCTCTGCTTTCCTGCGGTGCTCGCGTAGCCGTGGTGACCGAAAGTGAAGTGGAGATTCTTGAATGATCAAGTGGAGTTACAGTGGCCTGAAGGACTACACGAACTGCCCCCGGCAGTACTACGAGGTCAAGGTCGCAAAGAACTTTGTTAAGAAGCCCACGCAGCAAATGCTGTATGGCTCCGCAGTCCACAAGGCTTTGGAAGACTACGTTGGAGAGAGCAAGCCGCTTCAGAAAAACTACGAGCGGTATCAGCCCATGCTGGATGCTCTGCTGGAGATCGAAGGTCAGCGGTTCCCTGAATACCGCATGGCGCTCAACGCGGATCTACAGCCTTGCTCGTTTGGTGGCGCGGACTACTGGGTCAGAGGCATCGTTGACTTGCTGATCGTCGATGACGATACGGCACACATCGTGGACTACAAGACCGGTAGTGCGAAGTATCCGGATGTAAAGCAGTTGAAGCTTATGTCGCTTATGACATACGCCCACTTCCCGGAAGTCCAGCACATCAAAGCCGGTCTGTTGTTCGTAGCCCACAACACGTTTATCGACGAGACTTACCATCGCGATGACTCCGAACATCTGTGGAAGGATTTCCTTCCTGATCTTGAACGACTAAAGTTGTCCCACGAGTCAGACAAGTGGCCCGAGAACCCGACCCCTCTGTGCGGTTGGTGTCCGGTGACTACCTGTCAGTTCCAGAAGGTGAGGTAGCAAATGGACATAGATGAAATTGATCCGATCTTGTCATGGGAATTAGAAGTTAAGCGACTCAGAAAAGAACTGAGAAAGAAAACTGACCGAATAAAGAAGCTTAAGACTGGTGAAGAAGTACGCGATGCGTACGATGAAATAGACAAGAAGCGGAAGATTATCCGTCGCCATCTTGACCACATTAACTCTTTAAGACATGAAATACTTCTTGGCAAAGAGAAGTACGCAAGACTAGAAGCCACGCACAAGAAGCTGCAGGAAAAGTTTGAAGCTAACTTTGGATTTCACCAATACTTAAAAGATGTTCTGAGCCAGACTGCGAATTTAATGGAGAATCACGATGCCATACGTCAACAAATCACGCCCGTACAAGAAAGAGTACCAGCAGCAGAAGGCTCGCGGAGAACATGCAGATCGCATGGAGCGTCAACGCGCTCGTCGCACCGTTGATAAAAACGGGAAAGATTTAAACGGTAACGGCAAGGCAGATCGACGGGAGGGCAAAGACATTGCCCACAAGAAAGCCCTGTCGAAAGGCGGCACGAACAAAGACGGGTACACAATCCAATCTGTCCGTCGCAACCGCTCGTTTAAACGTACGTCCAGCGGGGCGATGAAGTAATTCCCCACAAGGCATGAGTGTGGAGGAATGGGACGTTAACCCACTTCCGTCCTAGTGTTACATGACACGCTTAACCATGCCTGTTAGTGACGGCTCTGCTTTATTGCTTTTCCGGGCCGGGTGCTAACCGACTGGCCCCCGTAAGGGGCTTTTAGTAATGGATACAGTTATGAATATAGTAGACAACACAGCGATTCAAATGACCGTCCCTGCCATCGTAGGGGCACAGATCCTTCAGAACATTCAGAAAAGCCACGCGCTCAAGATCCACCCCGAGGCACACGATGTGCTAATTAACTGGGGCTACGACGAAGCGGCTGATCTGGCGATGATGCTGGATGAGTACCAGCCGAACCCGGAGATACCGCAGATCCCGTCACCCATGCTGCGGGACTACAACTGGCCGGGCATATTCAAACCGTTCGAGCACCAGAAGATAACAGCCTCATTCTTGAGTCTGCGCCCCCGGGCTTTCTGCTTTAACGAAGCCGGTACGGGTAAGACCTCTGCTGCGATCTGGGCTACGGACTACCTGATGAATCTTGGGCTAGTCAAGAAAGTCCTAGTCATTTGTCCCCTGTCGATCATGCACTCGGCATGGCAGGCAGACGTATTCAAAACAGCGATGCATCGTACCTGCGGCATAGCACACGGGTCACAGGACAAACGCAAGAAAATTATCCGTGGCGGCTACGACTTTACGGTCATCAATTACGACGGCGTCAACATCATGGTGGACGAAGTGGCTGCCGCTGGATTTGATCTAGTCATCATCGATGAAGCTAACGCTTACAAGTCCACCTCGACACGACGCTGGAAGACGTTGGCAAAACTGATCAAGCCATCGACCCGACTCTGGATGATGACCGGTACACCGGCCTCGCAGTCTCCTGTTGATGCGTTTGGCTTGGCCCGACTGATTAGTCCATCCCGAGTTCCGAAGTTCACCACCGCATGGCGCGACAAAGTCATGTATCAGGTGACTCGATTTAAATGGATACCGAAGCCCACGTCGCAAATGGATGTGTACAACGCCCTGCAGCCTGCTATTCGCTATACGAAGGCAGAGTGCCTTGACCTGCCGGACGTAACGTACCAGACCCGCGAAGTGCCGCTCACAACTCAGGTGCAGGTCTACTACAAAAAGCTCAAGAATCAGATGCTTATTGAGGCGGCTGGGGAACAAGTCAGCGCGGTCAACGCAGCGGCTAGCCTCAACAAACTGCTTCAGATCTCGGGCGGTGCTGTATACACCGACAGTCGTGACGTGGTCGAATTCGACATCTCTCCACGTTTAAACGCGCTATCGGAGGTACTGGACGAAACCGTAAATAAGGTTGTAGTATTTGTTCCCTTCACGCACACTATCACGGTGGTATCGGAGTACTTGGAAAAGCAGGGAATTACAAACGAGATTATTCAGGGGTCAGTTAGCGCCACGCAACGCGCCAGCATCATTCAAAAGTTCCAGACCTCGGATAAGCCTAGAGTTTTAGTAATCCAGCCCCAAGCAGCCTCGCACGGTATTACTTTGACTGCGGCAGATACGGTGGTGTTTTGGTCCCCCGTGATGTCGGTCGAGACGTACTTACAATGTATTGCTCGTATTGATCGTGTTGGACAAAAGAACAACATGACGGTTGTTCACCTGCAGGGTTCGGAAGTCGAACGAAAGATGTACCAGATGCTGCAGGGCAAGGTGAATAATCACCAGAAGTTAGTTGATCTATACAAACAGGAGATGGAAAGCAATGAGTGATGTTAATTTGGACGAGTTAGTAAGCGCATTCATCTCGCTCCGCAACGAGCGGGCGAAGCTCAAAGACGAGTACGATGAGAAGGACAATGCGCTGAAGCAAGACATGGACAAGCTTGAGATGGCGATGCTCGAAGTCTGCAACGGCGTGGGTGCTAGCAGTATCAAGACTTCACATGGCACAGTCATCCGCAGGCTCAACGAACGGTTTTACTGCACCGACTGGGATAACTTTGGCAAGTTCGTGCTGGAGAACGAGGCGGTGGCTTTATTGGAACGTAGAATTCATCAGGGCAACTTCAAGCAATACATATCTGAAAACGAGGCAGATGGGTTGCCGCCCGGTGTTAGCGTGATGCGCGAGTATGGCGTCACGGTTCGCAAATCAACCTCGGCAGATTAGTAACAATTTAGTTAGGAGTTCAGTCAATGAGTAACGATATTATTTTGAGCATTCAGAGCAGCCTCGCAGGCCGCAAGGTTGACGACGAAACGCTTGCCGTTGCAGGTAAGAGCGTCATCAGCACGAAGGATTACGCAAAGCGCATCTCGATCAAGGGCGGCGTTTTCCGTAAGTACGTTGGCGGTAAGGAAGTGGCATCGATTGAAGATCGGTCGATGAACATCATCTTTGCAAAGATGGCCCCCACCCCGAGCCGTACGTATTACTCCTCGGCATACAAGGAAGGTGAGAAGACTAGCCCCGGTTGCTGGTCGAGCGATTCGAAGACTCCCGATCCGGAAGTTAAGAATCCGCAAGCCGCATCCTGCGATGCCTGCCCGTGGAGTGTCCAAGGCAGCGGTAACGGTGGTCGTGGTACGGCCTGCAAACTCTCATGGCGTACGGCAGTTGTTCTGCCGAATGATCCGTCAGGTGATGTGATGCAGTTGGTACTCCCGGCTACGTCAGCTTTTGCCAAGGAAGAGAATGGTAAGTGGGGCTTCCGTCCGTACTGCCAAGCTCTCGCCAACCGTGGTATCGGTGCTAAGGACGTTGTGACGAAGATGCAGTTCGACACGAAGTTCCCGGTTCCGAAGGTGTGGTTCTCTCCGGTATCTGCACTAGACGACGAAACCGCCGCCATTGTCCAAGCGCAGGGACAAACTCCAGCAGCGGAGAACGCCGTTAAGTTGAACGTGTATCAATCGGACGAGGGTGAAGCCCCTGCCGTTGCCGAGCCGGTATTACGTAAGACTGAGAAGACTGAAGCCGTCCAAGGAGAGGATGTGTCGGATGTCATCAAAAAGTGGTCAAAGAAGAAGTAAAGGTGCCTCATGCCAAGACCCTACGGTAGTAAGTTTCTCGTCGCGCTGAACAAAGCCAAGGAAGATCGACTTGGAATCAAGTTAGCGAAGCTTTGCGTTAGCGCAAATATCCCGGCTACGTTGGTGGCGAAAGCCCTCAATACGTCATCGACTACGGTCTACAGTTGGTTCCGTGGTCAGGGTATTCGCGAGCATAAACGTAGGGAGGTAGAGGTCTTCATTGACCTGTTGACTGCGGACATGAATGATGGACGCTTGCCCGTCGAAGATCTTGACGACGCAGTGGACTACATCAGTGACATGATCGGGGAACAAGTCCGATAGTCATGTCGTCCTCTTTCAATGGCGGGGGACTCACACCCCGCCTTATTTCTCCCTGCGCTTATGAGAAAACAATTTTACGAAAAAGCATTGCCTACACAGGGCGTCTACTGTGTCGCATTAATCAATCCGGAGTCAGGGAGGACCCGGCATGAGTACGCACATTCATTGGAGGAATTGTTTGGCGTACTAGATAGGTGTTCGCAGCAGACCGAAAGTAACGTATATGTTACCCCCTGCTCGTTTGGTGATGAGGCGAGGACGGCGTCGAATGCTGTCTTCTCCAGATCGTTCTTTGTAGACCTCGACGTTAACCACGGAAAGGTTTGCTACACGAGCAAAGAAGAAGCGGCCAATGCGCTTGACGAATTCCTAGAAGAGTCAGGGCTTCCTCCTCCAGTACGGATCGATTCCGGTGGTGGACTGCAGGCTTACTGGCTGTTCGAGGAAGATGTTGCGATTGAAGACTGGAAGGTCTACGCCGCTAAATTTAAACAGTATTGCTCCGACAAGGGGCTGCTGATCGATCCTGCAGTAACAGCAGATGCGGCACGAGTCATGCGTTGCCCGGGGACTTTGAACCTGCGGACGCAAACCCAAGCCGCTGTACTTAGCAGCGAGATCGACCAGTACGACTTCGGTGCGTTTAAAGAGTTCCTCGATGAGAACGTAGCCGATACCGCGTCAGTCCTCGCAACCCTCAAACCCAAAGGCCCCATCGACGAGGAGACTCGGGCGATTGCCATGCTAGATAACTTTGAGGATTCGTTTGCGTGGCTTGCCAAGAACAGTCTGGCCGGGGCTGGTTGTAACCAGATCAAATACGCTCTGGAGAACGCCGCCACCCTGTCGTATGACCAATGGCTCGATGCCCTGTCGGTAGCCCATCGGTGTTCAGATCGCGCCGAGGCTATCCGCTTAGTGTCGGAAGGTCATCCCGGCTACAAGCCTGAAGAGGCAGAATTTAAAGCGAACGAAACCGGCAAGGCGTCCGGTCCCCGTACCTGCGCGACATTCGAGAACAACAATCCCGGTGGCTGCGATGGCTGTCCCTTCAAGGGCAAGATCACCTCGCCCATCCACTTGGCGCGAAAGCTCCGCGTACCGGCTGCCCCGACAGGCCCACTACCCCCACCGCTCCCGGTTGCACCTGAAGACGACACGGTCTGGGGCGAGGGGGACGACCACGATTTGCTAATTTTCCCGGAGTATTTAGAGCCGTATACACGCGGTATACACGGCGGGATCTACTACACTCCTCCGGCCAAGGTAGACAAAGAAGGCAAGGTTACCCAAGAGCCGCCCGTCCAGATCCTCAACCGCGCTGTATATCCGTACAAGCGTATGTTCAGTGCGAGGGATGGCGAGTGTTTCATGGTCCGCACCGTGATGCCGCTCGATGGCTACCGTGAGTTTTTGTTGCCGGTCGATAACGTCTACTCGCAGGACTTGCTGTCAAAGGCGATTGTCCAGAGCGGTGCGACGTATGACCCAGACAAAATTAAGCAGGTCATGAAGTACTTCATACGATGGTCAGAGTACCTATCGTCAACGGTTAGGGCTGAGCAAATGCGAATGCAGATGGGATGGACTGAGAATTTTGATGCCTTCATCGTCGGTAACACCGAGATTAGGAGCACTGGGGAAGCCGTTAAGGCAGCCTCATCGCCGCTAGTCCGTGCCGTCGCGAAGCATTTAAAGACCGAAGGTAGCTACGAGATTTGGAAGCGAGCCATCCGGACGCTCAATGAGCCGGGCTTTGAGATGCATGCATTCGGCATGATCACGGGCTTTGGTTCTCCTTTGATGTGCTTCACCCCGGTGGCGGGTGCCTCTATCTGCTTCACTAGCGCGGACTCTGGTGCGGCTAAGACCGGTGCACTTTATGCGTCACTTAGCATATGGGGACACCCAAAAAACATGAGCCTTGTCGATCAGGGTGCTACTCAGAACGGCTTCATCGGTCGTTACCTGAACCTCAAGAACATCCCGTTCGGCATCGACGAGGCGTCAAACGCAGACCCCAAGGATCTTGCCAATCTAGTTCACGCCGTGTCACACGGTAAGGCCAAGGTCCGTATGCAGTCCTCGGTTAACGCCGAGCGCGAGCATGAAGACTCAGCCTCATTGATTGCATTCTTCACCTCGAACCAATCGATCTACGACAGACTCCGCCTGCTGAAGGGTAGCCCGGACGGTGAGATGGCTCGCGTTATCGAGTTCACCATCAAGAAGCCGCCGCAGTTGAACACCGAGTTGGGTACTAACACCTTCAACGTACTCAAGCAGAACTACGGGTTTGCAGGCATCGAGTACATGCAGCACGTCGCTAAGGTCGGCCTGCCGCGAGTCAAAGAGCTAGTCAACAAGTGGCTTATCCGGTTCATGAATGAGATTGGTGACAACACCGGGTATCGTTTCTATCAGGGATTGGTCGGCGCGTCGTTTGCCGGTGCTGAGTTGGCTGTTGAGGCGGGCATCATTGAACTTGATATAGAGCGGGTATTCAACACCGTCATCATGGAGATCATTCAATTGAGAGACGATACAGTGAAGATCAACAGCACCGATTACCCGGCGCTTGTTACCGAGTTCCTGAACCAGAATTGGTCAGGCATGTTGATCCTAGAAGAGCCGAACAAGGTCATTCAGGAGCCGATGGCAGGGCGTCCTCTCATCGCACGGTCTGAGATCTACAACAGCACCCAATACATTTCCAAGAGCGAGTTCCGGAAGTTCTTGGCCGCGAAGCAGGTCAGCAGTCGCGAGTTCGAGAAGGCCATGCAGCAGCACGGACTGATCACCAAGCTCGACCGGCATCGCCTATCAACTGGCTGGAAGACTGGGTTCCATGCCAACCCTGTATCGGTCTACGCCATCAAGGCTGAACTGCCAAAGGATATGATCGACAAGGATGCAGCAGCTAACTGAACCGGAGTGGATCTTCCCCTTTGAGGGGATGGAGATAGGGGAGAGTTTTTTCATCCCTACGCTCAAGCCAGCAGAGCTTATCTACATTGTGGACACGCGCTCCAAGATCGCCAAGGTAAAGGTGAAGGCTTACGCCTCATCCAAGGATGGATGTCTTGGAGTGCGGGTATGGCGGGTCGGCTAGGGTTCGACCCCGTACTCTTTCGCCATCATCACAAAGTTGCGGGCATACATGTCGCGGACCGTGCGGTACATCTCAACGGTTGGACGACGCTGATTTGGCGGTAGATCGCTAGAACTCATCGTGTTCAATTTCTCACGAGCGTCGCGCATCGGGCCGTTCACTACGTTGTTGTAGTAGTTGACCAGAATCACAGCCTCCGGATTCTCCTGCAGATACTCCAGATACGCCTCGCCACCGTCCTTGCGATTCTTAAACATGTTGAGCGTGTCACGCATCTTCTCAACTTTCTTCTCGACTTCAGCAAACTCGCGAGCATCCACACTGCTGCGCTTACCGATAAACGAATCGAACAACGTCAGGTCACGCTTGGCATCAAAATCTTTGTTGTTGGCAATCGTTAGATTAAGTCCGTACATGTTGGTGACGACGCGAGAAAATCCGTCAGCATAGTTGTTGGCGAAGAAAGCCACGGTCTGCGGTTGCCAATTGATCTCGCCGCCACTGATCTCAGCTAAGAATCGAGTGACCTTTTTGTATGCCTCCGGCACGTACTCGCCACCACTGTAGGCATCACCGAAGCGACTGGAACGAGCGTTGTAGATCTGCTTACCAAACGTATCGACGTTCATGACGTACTCAACTGCCGGGCGAAGGGCAGATGGCACAACACTATCCACAATCCATGCAGCAGGATTGTCAGTCGGGTTAAATCGAGCAACCGGCACGGGGATGAACGAATCTAGTGTGATGCTGACAGAGTTAGCAACCGCGTCTCCAAACGTGTTACCGCCCATCGCTACGCCCATCCACTGAGCGCCCATCGCAGCGAACGCACCCGCACCGAAACCCCACGGCACGTTAAAGAAGTCGTTGTCCTTACCCAAAATGGGATTCATGAACTTGATGGGTAGGCGCAAATTGCGGGTCCAAATGTCCATGTTGTCAGTCAGGACACGGTTACGTCCTTGCTCATCGTCTTCCGCACCCATTACCGCCATCGTATAGGCAAAAGCTCCAGCGCCAGCGAGAGCCATGATGGTTGTCTGCGCGGTCTTTCGGCGTTCGTCGTAACTACGTTTAAATTCTTCAACGGCAGCGGGGTCGTTGCGGACCTGTGCAGGTAAGTGACTCAGTGCCTGTTCCAACGGCTCAAAGGCCGGACGCAGAGCGTCAATCGCACGGACAGCACCTGTTGCTGCAGGACGGAAGAACATGAATGCCGCACCAGCCTCGCGGCCATACAGACCCACCTGCTCAAAGTTGGCAAGTTCTTTTGCGTAAGCAGCAGCCCGGATTTTGGATTCCTTGGTGATGGTATCGAGTTCCGTCTTAGTCGGCTTACGTCCAGCGCGTTGTTCAAAACGTTTAGTTGATTCGGCAATGTAATTGCTCTTCATTGCGGCATAGGCTGCAGCACGAGAGGTGAACTCAAATGCGTCAGTCCAAACGTCAACGTAAGTGTTGAACTGATCCCTAGTCTGGATAATCTTATTGCGACCAACGTCTTTCAACAGCGACTCTACCTGCCCCTGCATCGCCATACCCATGACGTAAGAGACGCGGCCACCTTCTTCCAAATACTCCAGAATGTTGGCAGCACCCTCATCCTTCACGGAACCGTCAGGGTTGAACGCCATCTTCTTGATCTCATCTACCTTGTTCTGGGCATAGAGCGCCGAGATCTTACCGGCCTTGTAGAAGCCGTTGTCTGCAACCTGACGAGCAATCGCACCGATAAAGTTGTAAGCAGCCTTGCCGCCCTTCTCCGCACCGACAGTCCACGTGTTAGTCAGCACGTCGCGCACGAAGTTGTACGGATGGAATGCCGGGTTATAGCGGGTATGCATAGCACCAATCAGGCTGGTGAAGGCGTTGGCCTTGTCCAAGATTGGAGAGTTAGCGCGGAACGTACGCCTAATAGATTCGCTGATCGCCTTGTCCTTATCGGAGATCTCGTACACCTCGATGGTGCCGTCCGGCATGTAGTGGAAGAACTTGTTGTTCCCCATCACTTCTGCAGGATCAAATCCGTTGAACCGCTGCTCGAACGTAATCGTCTTGTAGAGCTTACCGATGATGTACTTCTGATTGATCAGGTTTTTCAACGACTCCGAGACGCCCTCGCGTCCGGCACGGGTAGCGGCTTTGGCACCGTCCACCATCGTCTGGATCAGCGGGTTGTCAGAGTCCGACAGACGGCCTTCCGTGCCGTAAGCAAATTCGTTGAAGTCCTTAGACGAGATGCGGCTGTAACCAAGCTCAAGGGTTTCATCGCCAGCCGTCACATCGGAGGAAGGCTTACCCTTAAACGGTACGTAGTTCTTGTAACCGTAGAACGCCGTCAGGTTGGTGGTCGGCTGTGACCAATAATTCGCCATCTTGTCGAGCTTAATCGTCCCTTCCTGAACCTTCTTTAGGGCGCTCAGCATCTCGCTTAACTCTTTCTGGTGCGGATCAGCGTCGTACTGGGCCTTCATCTCCGCGATCTGAGTTGGGTTGTATCCACCAACTACAATGTAATCATCGGAATTTATATCAGTTGACTTAGTACCCACCGGGCTGAAACCCTTCGGGTCCTTGTACCGCTCGACTATCTCTTCGAGTCGCGCACGGAGTTTTTCTGCATCCGTCTTGCCGTCCGGACCTTTTTTGGTCAGATCGACGTTTTGCGCCAGCATATCGAAGATAACCTTACGCGCATCGGCAGGGGTCATTTCCTTGCCACCGAAGTTCAGCTTAGTCTTGTTGTCGAGCGGGACGTTCTTAAGGTACTTGATCAGACGGCGCTCTGGCTCGTGCAGGGCCATGACATACATGTGCAGGCGACCCAACGCAGAGTTAACGTCGATCTTTTCTGCTTTAGCGTAATCGTGAATCGCGCTCTGCAGGTCTTGCACGTGCGGTTGAATGTCACGGGTCATCAGGTGGAACGCCTTACCCGACGACAGCATGATGAGATCGTAAATATTGTTGTAGCCCGGTGCCCCGACGATCATCTTGCCTGCATACATCAAAGCATCCTGCAGACGCTTCAGCGGGCGACGTTCGTTCTGGAACATGCGAATCAGGTTCTCAGTACCCCGGTAGGATACCTTCTCCTTGATGGCTTCCTTAATACCGTAGTTCTGTCCGGTCTTCTCGCGGATCTCTTCTGCAAGGCGCGTTTCAATCTCAGCCGGGGTTTCAGGTTTGCCCGCAGGAGCTTTGATCCGTTGCTCGTCAATAAAGCTTCGGAGTCCATTTCCGTTAAGCTGATCAGTCAGCGGAGAAGTATCTATGTCTTCTCGCAAAGCCGCCGTAGTAACAGCTACATCCGGTGACATGATTTCACTGCTGATACGTAAAACTTCAGACAGTGCCGTATCTTCTTTTGGACTCAACCCGAGGAAGTCACGGACGATCTCGACGAAGTTATCCCACAAACTTTTATTCTGCTTATACGGTATGGACTCCAAATAGTCCTGCATGTTCTTGTTACTAAGCGCCCATGCAACAAGTTCACGAGTATTCTTCAGTGCGTTTGAACCACCCTTGAACTCAATCTCCAACGGCAGAAGGTCTTTGTCCGGAAAATTCTTACGCGCCTTGAAGTGCTTGATGACCGTACTAAACAGCTTATCCAGATCTTTGCCAGCCTTGTACAGCTTAGTACCGGGCTTAGCGTTCTTCGCCATAAGGATCGAGTGCGAAGTGACGGCGTGTACCAACTCGTGAAGAACGGTCTCGTAGTCGGTACCGAACTGTCCACTGATCGACAACTCTGGACCGCGCAGAGCAATAATTGACGAGCCGTTAAGCGGATCAAATGTATGAGAACCGAGCGTTCTACTCTTAGCGAGAGTCGGATGGTTCCTTAAATTCCCGCGATCAACAACGGTCAGGCTGATTCTGTAGCCCCGATCTATGTACTGCTGCAAACGTTCTTTGACGCGCAGAGCGATAACTTCATACGCCTTATTCGGCGCGTTGTCGGCCAGATACTGAGCAATATCAACAACCGACCGCCCACGGATGTCGTCAGCAAACTTTATCGCTTGTGCGAGTCGGGTAAGCACGTTGCTAGTAGGAGTAGAAACAGTCGGCGCTTTAGTAATCGGCGGAAGCTTCAACTGCTTGCGGAGCACCGAGATGTCGCGATTGATCTCGCTACGGAGTGCAGCACCTTGCTCGCGTGTCTCCGGATTCGCCTCCAGATCTTGGGCTTCTTTCAGGCGCTGTTTAAATTGCTTCACCGTAGTCGCGTACGCAGCTTCGCCCGCTTCCTTAGTGGGCTTCAACTCACGCAGAGCCTTAGCGACGATAGTGCGGACACCCTCCAGATCAGTCTCCGGATTGAAGCCGGGCTGTGCCCGTGCCGTGCGAATCAGGTTCTGGATGCGGTTGTAGTTGAACGAGTCGAGCCGCTTCTCCTTCAGGGCTTTCTCAGCCAACTGCTGAATGGCGGCAATATCCGTTGGGACCGCGCTGAGTTCTTTCTTGGTGACAGGAGCTTCACGACGAGCCGCTTGCTGTGCCGTGAGTTCGAGTTCCTTGTCTTTAGGCTTTTCTGTAGTGGCTTTAGCAGCAGCCTTTTCAACTTCAGAGAGACCACTTAAAAGTGCAGAGTATTCCCCCTTGATGCGCTCTTGGGCTTCCTTCTCTCGGGTTTCTTTCTCTTGCTCTAGTGTACTCGGCTTAGGCGCTTCTCCGCTAACAGCAGGCTGAGTAGGTGCCCCAGCGCCAGCCAATCCTGTCTCTCCAGATGGTGTAGCTCCGGTGACGGGTCCTTGTTGTTGTACAGGCAATCCAGTGCCGCCGCGAACTGACTTTCGTCTAGCTCCAGCACCCTTCGGTACTTCTCCTGTAGGTATTCCTCTTCCAGCATCAGGAGCGAATGTAGCAGGGACAGCAACCGGTTGGCGAGTAGAAGGGCGATATGCAGGAGGTTGAGTGACGGCACTGCCCACGGTAGGAACGGTTGGTTCTTCACGCTTAGCAAACGTACTAGGCGCTGTAGGCTCAGCAATAGCTCGCTGGATTTCCTTAAATAGCTTCGTGTTTTTCTGAACTTGCGCGTTCAGTTTAAATGCATTGGACTTCGGGTCTTGTCGAGCCGCCTTCACTTCTGCAAAGCGCGATGCGAATTCCTGCAGGATTTCGGGCGATACGCCGCGAGCAAGAGCGGTCTCACGAAGCTGAGCCAGCCCAGTGTCATCGAGGCTTTCCCACTCAGCGATGGCAGGACCACGGACTTTCTTTCCGGTAGGAGCCGGGGCAGCAGGGGTGGTAGTAGGCGGAGCTTCCCCGCTTACTTGCTCAAAGCCACCGAGCATCTGCGTCAGATTAACTTCACCGGCAGTGACTTCCTGCTGCGGACCTCCCGTCAATGTTTTGACAGGCTCGGTTTCGGTCGTAACCGTCTCAGGCTCTGCTTCTTTGACCTTGTCTGCGGCCCGCTTACGGAGAATGTCCTCCGCCTCTTGGCGCTTAGCAGCGTTCTCAAATACGCCAGACACACCACCAATACCACCACCGAAGATGGCAGCAGCGGCACCCGCCTCGAAGTATTCACCTCGCGCATCGGCATCAGACAGGGAAAGTCCAGCCTGCCAACGTTCTAAAGCCTGCTGTGCAATTTCCTGCGGGATCTCAAAGGCGACGCCCTTGCCGATACCAGTTACAACTCCTCTACCAGTGGAAAGGGCTTTGTTGTTAAACGCATCGACCAGAATGTCTTCGGCTTCTTTGGCGGTTTTCTCCGCGCCTTCACCAACCAAATTGTTGAGCAGTGGGAACTTGCTGAACAGTGGTTTAAAAAATTGAAACCCGATCTGATCCAGTTTGGTCTGACCGTATGCAGCCACCAAGGCTTTTGGCAGATCAGTCGCTTGAGGATCTTCACCCGCATCAATTTGTTCTTGCTGGGTCTGTGCCTGACGAGTCAGATTACCGATTGCGTTTTGAGCGCCAAGGACACCGTAACCGACCAAACCCGCTGTACCCGGAGCCTTCGTCAAAATTTTGGCGAGACCTGCAGCCGCACCCGGAGCAGCGAGATAACCAGCTAGGCCACCTCCTGTACTCCGCAACCAATCTACAAAATCACCGGCAGTGCGAACTTCTGATAAAGGGATGGTTTCGTATTCAGACTCGGCTGTTTTGAGTAGATCCTCACGTGCAGCAGGACCCGCTTCACCTTTAGCCACACCAAACCGTGCTGCCGCCGGGAGTCCGAGAATTGTGCCTGCGGCTTCTTTAGCCGAGGAGAAAAACCCAGCACGTTCTTTAGGTGTTTCAGCCGCGCCTTCTTCAGGTGCTGGGGCCGGAGTTTGTTCACCACGCAACGCACGATAAGCCTGAGCGACCGCTTTGAATTCTGGTGTTTCAATTTTGTCTTGGTTTTCCATCAGGTACTGGGCGTACCGTACCAAGCGCGATTGATTGTCAGGCTGGGGCGCTTCTTGAGCAGGCTCTTCAAAACGAGTGTTGAGCGGCAGAGCAGCAATCTGTTCCGTCGTCATGCCCGTGAGTTTGGCGATGCGAGGAGCTTCCTCCAGCGGTACCACTTCAGGTGCAGCTATGGGCTGTTTCGGGTTCTCCGTCACGCCCGGGGCGAGTTCTTTCTGCCCGCTCGCGGACTGCGCTGCCATCAGGTATTGATCTGGCGCGTAGGGGTCTTTGCCGTTCTCATGGGCGACGATGGCAGAGCTAAGCTTCGCCAACATGTTTGGGTCTTCAAGATCTAAAGGCTGTGTCGGGTCGATACCCAGCTTTTTAGAGACCGAGTTGATGTACGCAACCGTGTTGTTTTCAGTAGCCGGTGCCCACCGAGGGATGATGTCCTCGACAGTCTGCAGACCGTACTTACGAGCGTAGTTAAGGAGATTTAAAGACAACGCCCGGAGACCATGCTCCGGGGTTTGGAACGTCTCAAACCGCTCGTCTTCTCCCGCTATCTTTCCGAGCCAAGGGATGTCAGAAAGAACGATGTTGCCCGGATTGTTATTCCGAAGCCCACGCGGGAGATCTGCCATAGTTACTTCCCAGTGCCAAGTGCCGATTCCACGATGGCGTCAACTGCTGAGAAGTCGAGGTCACCGCTCGCCGGATTGTACTGAATTCCAGCCATGTAGGACGGAATTTGCATATTCATCTGCATCTGCCGTTGGATCAGTGTATCCATTTCTCGGAGCGCATCTTGCTGCTCTTTCGGACTCTTGGCCTGCGTGTACTTCAATTGAGCAGCCATATAAGCCGGGGATTCACTGATTTCTTTTCGAGCCTGAGCGGCCAACTGACCTTGCGCTCGTATCTGAGCATTCTGCAGCGAACTTGCAGCCTTTGCCTGTGCCAGACCCATACTCGTTTCAAGCTGAGCCTGAACAATCATCAAGCCACGGGCATTGTCACGAGCCTTCTCAGCACGGGCCTGAGCGTTCTCAAACCGCTTCAATGCAGAGCCACGGAGTTCGCCCTGCGAAGCTTCACGCAGTTGCTCCATATCCAACGTGAACTTATCAAGTTCCTTCTGAGCCTTTTCTCGCTCTTGACCAAGGAACTCTTGGGCCTTCATGTAGCCACCAAGTCCTGCAACGGCTGCAGTGAGGAATTTCTGCACCTCGTTACCCGGCTGTCCGCCCTTAGCCGCTTGCTCAGCCATCGCCAAACCAGCAGCCACTAAGGTACGACCAAAGTTACCTTCCTTGCTCTTCTTGAGAGCCTCCATGCGCTCGGTCTTGATGCGGTCGCCTTCAGTAAACATTTTGCTGAATGGGCCAGTGCCCTCTGCTTTAGCGCGTTTAAGGAGCTTCTGGTACTCGCTGTCTTCCGTAACCGCGTTCTCAAGTGTGGCGCGAGCCGTCTCAATTGCAATCGGAATATCAAACATGCCCTGACGGGCCTTAGCCGGAACAGCAGCGCCGCCACCAGAAGGTTTCGGTTTAGTTGCAGGCTTAGCTTCTGGTTTGGCTTCGGCCTTCCTCTCTGCAGCACGTTCAGCTTCGCGATCTCCAAAGATGCCAAGAGTGGCTCCAGAGAACAACGAGCTAAACATATCGCCAATATCGCTCGGCTTCGGTGCCGACTTCGCGGAGTACGCAATGCCCATCGGACCAGCCGAAATAACCGGACCCGTGTCAGCACCTTCACCACGCTGTGCTTCAGCCCGCTCGCCTACGTCAGAGATCATCGCACCAACGCCGCCAGCAACGGCAACCGGACCTAATGCAGCGAGGCCACGACTAATTCTTCCCGGCTTTTTTACATCAGGTGTAGCCGTCGTAGGCCTTCTATCCGTAACAACATCTCGTCCTGAAGTTCTATCCACAGTGACATCGGGTCCGGGTAGCCCTCTAATACCGCTCGACTGTCCTGCACGATATGCGGTGGCTTCACGTTGCACTATGCTCGGGCGGTCAGGGTATACCAATCGGCCCCCTTCTATTTTGGCTCCTTCAAGGCGTTTTCCAGAGGCTTGCCTAAACGTACCGTCTTCCAGCTTGTGCCAAAGATTGCCTTTGTCATCAACAATATTTGTGACGACACGCTTTCCTTCCGGAACGTCTTCAATCAATTCCGGATAATTCTCAAGGCCGATACCGTAACTACCCAGCCCCATTCTTCCTTCGGCTGCTTTTTGCCGCATCATCTGCATACGGATTTGTTCCGGAGTCAGGCGCGGCATCATGTCATCAACGAGGTCACCCGAAGCAAACGCAACGATCCCACCACCAGCAAAGCCGGGTTGGAATCCCGGAGTCGGGAGGTTCGCGATGCCTTGGTAGGCTTGGTTCAATTGATCCCGGATCGTCATCTGGGGAGGTTTGCGCTGCATCTGCCGCAACTGTGAAGCCTGAGCCATCATGGTCTCAAGGTCAGGAGAGATACCGTCGAGTAAAAGCTGCTCTGTATAGGCAACGGCCTGATCCGGCGGCATACCGCTAGATTGTTTTTGTTGAACTGACGCTTCGGCGGCACGGCCAAGGGTGCTAATCGGTCCCATCATGATCAACTACCTCCGAATCCGCCCAACAGTCCACCAAGTCCCGCAAGACCCAGACCGCCGACGATGCCGCCCAAACTTGGGGGAGCTTGATAGCGTTGCTGAATCGCAGCAGACGACGGCGTACCCCGGAGAATATCCGAGAAGAAGCCCAACTGCTGGAACGGCAACTGCTGCTCGTTGAGGAACTGCTGGTAACGGCTGGCAAGATCCTGCTGGCCCAACGCCTGAATCTGAGATCCAGCGCCAAGCTGAGCCTGATTGATACCCATCTGCTGGCCGTACTGCTGCTGACCAAGACCGCCCAGAGTTCTAGCGGCATCCAATTGCTGCTGAAGCCCTGAGAGACCGAGTCCTGCACCAAACTGACGAGACTGCTCGCGTAACTGAGAACCGGCTAAACCATACTGTGCCCGCATTGCAGCATCTTGAGCGGCTTGAGCCTGAGCCTGTTGGAAGGCGTTTTGAAGTCCGGTAGCTTGAATTCCGCCAAGCTGCTGCTGAAGATTACGTTGTCCTTCTGACCGCAAAAGAGCCTCACGAGTACCGCCCTTAGCCCCCGCACGAGCCGCTGCTGCAGCCATGCCCGGAAGCTGCCGACCGTAGTCCTGAATTGCCTGACTCTTTTGCTGCTCAACTACGCCCTGCATATAGGGCGACATGTAGGATTGAATGCCGCCGGGCTGTTGAAGCGGAGAAGAATAAAACTGCGTGTCCGCCATCGGACTGTATTCCCCAGCCTTTTCAGCACGAAGTCCAGCCAAACCGGCCAGCCCCGTAGCCTGACCAATCTGAGAGGCAGTTCGCATCCCCGCCACATCACGAAAAGCCTGTTCTTGGAGAGGATTGAACTCCTCCACCATTTGGCCCTGATAGGGCTGGAATCCCCGGCGGGAAAGCTTTTCACTCTCGCCAAGCAAACGCTCAGCGTAGCCTTTAGCCCAGTCCGGGATGTTAGAAGTAATTTGTGTCGTTTCGGTCGGGGTAGCCATTTTTAACTCCTATTAGGCGGGCATGTACTTCCGGGCTTCTACTTCCGGAGCCTGCCTCTCACGACCGGTACGCGCTTTGCGAATCCGATCCATCATTGCATAAAGTTGTTTTGCGCCCGCATCGGTCGAGCCGTTACCAAGGTGGGACACCACATCTGCCGGAATCACGAATTCGCCGTCTGCAAGTCTAGCTTCTTGGTGCCCGCTAATGTTGGCCTTGATGTCATCAGACATCCCGTCGCCCGCCCCGTTAACGAGTTTACCGCCGACAGCGTACTGCTGCAGGGAGCCAAGACCGCCTTGGGCATAGCGGGGAACCATACCACCACCGGCCATACCAACTTCTTGCACTTCAACCGAGTAATCCGGTTCGTAGCCTTCTTCAGACTCAACTGGGTTAACTAGGTTTCGCAAAGTGTAGTTTTGGTTGGAAGTCCACGGAATAGCTGAGCCGCCACCAGACGGGGCTGAACTCGTGGGCGGAGGTTGAACCGGCTGATCAGGCACTTCTTCAACTTTGACCGTGGCTTCCTTCTCCTTCGGCGGTTCTTTCTTGAAGAAATACTTGTACGCTTCGTAGGCAAGCGCGGTTTCAGGAGAAAGTTTTGCCAGCATCTCAATCAGGTTAGTGCCAGCTTCCGCCGCTTTGCTCGCCGCTTCTTTATCGCCTTCCTTCTCAGCCTTCTGCTGCGCCTCAAAGTTTTTCAGGATTTCATCAACAATAGGCTTACTCGCATCGGCCACCTGTTCAGTGGTCTGCGGATTGATGAAGCCAAGCTCGACAAAGTCGTAGCCGTACGGGTTTTCCCTGTAGCTGACAGATCCAGTTCTTTCAGGTTCCGAAGTCAAGTTCAAGTAATCTGGAAACCGTACGTCCTGAAGAACCTGATTGATATCCGGTTGATACATATCCTCCTCCGTGAAATCCGGAACAATCAGATCTTCAATCGGAGTTACTGAAATTTCAGTTTCTTTTTCAGGTTCCGGGGTCAAATTCAAATAATCCGGGAACGGAACATCGATATCGGGCAGATACATTTCTTCCCGAGTTACATCCGGAACAATCAGTTCTTCAATCGGAGTTACTGTAATCGTAGGGTCGGGTTCTGTATTCACGTAATCCGGATACGGAATATTAATAACAGGTGTTGGATTGGGCGCGACAGAAGTAGGCGGAGTTAACTCTTCTTTTGGTTTGTCCTTTTTAGGATCGGTAGGATCAGGATCAGGATTTATAAGATCAATAGGAGTACCTACCGGCGGTCTAACCGGCGACGGCGGAGGAGTGATCGGAGGTGTGGGTTTATCGGGCGTTGTAGGTTGTGTGTCCGTAGTAGGCCCATAAGGCTGATACGGTCTCTTTAGTCGCGCTCGCAATGCATCCAAGTACGCCTGCAGGGCAGAAGTATCCCGAGGCGCGGTGTTAGGGGGGACTAGCAGGCTTTCGTAATAGCCTTTGAGTCCGGATCGATCCTGCGTGAAAGAGGGCTGATAGGTAGTAACGGTTTGGGGGAGCACAGCGCCCGGAGACACCATAACCTCGCCGCCATCAGCGAATCTCTCTTCCCCAAAGATCATGCCGCCACCGGCATACCCCGGATACTTGTCTGTAAAGTAGCCCGGTTTAAACAGCCACTCGCCGTAGCCCTTGCCGTAGTTCGGGTTGTAATCGCCCGGGATGTAGTAGCGGGGCTTCGACATCTGCCCGCCCTTCATATCTTCTTCGTCAACGGTCGGAGTCAGAGCCGCTTGGATGCCAAGCGAAGTAGCGTACTTAGACGCCATCTTGCCGAACGGACTCGTGTAACCGCCCTCCAATCCGGTCGTAAACGCCTTGCGGCCCTGCTCAGTGGCTAGGCCCTTGATACCCTCGAAGATCCCCGACTTGCTCGGCTGGGGTGTGACTGGAGATACGGCAGGAAGCGGAGTGGTAGTCTGCGGTAGCCTAACGCCAAAAGTCTGTTTATCGAGATCGGGCTTGTCCAGATCGTAGCCCATCAACTCGTCTTCTTTCAGACCCAACTGCTGTGACAAAGTCTTGGGAGGAGCCATCCGCACTGCAGCAGCCCGACGTAAACCTTCGCTGATGTTCGATCCGCTATAGGCGCTGAACCCGGCATTTAAACCTTTCTTAAAACTGCCCTCGATAAGGCCCGTCGCGCCGCCGACAATCGCGCTTGTAGCAGTCGAGCCAAGGCCCGGGAACACCCGATTAAGGGTAAATCCTGCGATGGCAGGGAGGATGGACTTCAAGAACCCGGCTTCCGGCAGACCCGTGTGGGGATTAAGCGTAAGAGAGCCGCCCGCAGCTTGGGCAATTGACTGCAAACCCCGAACTTCCCCGGGAGTCATGTGGACAAGAACTTTATCTTCCCCCCGCCCCTGAGAAGCGAGAAGGCCAGCTAGCCCGGCCATGTTAGGGTTTCGATTCATACTTCCCTCGCGGGGTCAAGTTGTCTGAATAATATCATGTAGCAGCCTGATAAATAGCCGAGCCGTAGTTTGACACCCAAACCACGCTCAAGATGATGGACGGGATGGCTGGCCTGTTGTTAGTAGCTGCCACGTACGGAATGATGACATCGGTATCAGCAGACTCCCAAGCCAACTCAAAGTAGTCGTTGGCCTCCATCACAAGCACAAAGTTCCACGCCGCCACGATCTCGTTGTTTGGGCCGTCGATAACGATTTTGGTATTTGAGTCCGGTACGTTGACTCCATTAATCCGGGGCCAGATGTAGACCGCGCTCGCACTACCGCCAGACTTGTCTAGCTGAGCAGAGAACTGAAAGTTGTATACACCAGTATTGGCGACGTAAATTTTGGAAGTCGGGGTACCACGAGTAACTTCGTAGTCCGAAACGACCGAGTTAAACGTAAAAAGATTGACCGTATTAGCTACCGGGTTCGTCTGCGTCGTAGTGTCGAAATACGAAGCGTGTGGAGTAGGCGCATTGATTCGGTTTGAGACTTGGTTGAAGTACAGACGCAGGACGTTATTGAACTGCTCCATACCACGCTGATCGTATTGCCGAAGCGCAACTGGCAAATTTGGCGGAACTACACCACGTGGAGTTGTCATTATCGGCGACCGTCCGGCCTGATATCAAGACGCAACGCACCCACTTGCCACGACACGCCAAGCCCAGAAGACCCGATACGTACGGCCATCTGCCTACCGCGAACCCGAGTAAACAACTGCTCGGTATAGATCTCGTACGGCAGTACTGCCGTGGCATTGACCTGTTCTATATCAGGAGTGCCGTACGCGGAGCCGGGGTAGTTGCGCGGATAGATCGAGATAGTAACTGATGGCGAAGAGGTCGTAGACCCCAAGAACTTGATATCCGGGATGATGCGGGAGACGAAGCCGAAGTTGTGTCCGTCACCGATGTCAAAGTCAGACGACTCAATGAAGCAAGTAATTGGGTGCGCCACACCCGTCGCAACGTCGTCCCAACCAACCTCGTGATACAGGACTTGGTTCGGTGCCGTCATCGAAACGGTAGTACCCGTTGTGTGAGAAGCCGCAGTTGACGATACTCCAGCGGGACTATTCGCGCCTCGTATGCATCCAGTCAAAGTGTCGCCGCTGACGCCCGTGTAAGTGATGTACTCACTATCAATTAATACTGTACCGGCTCGTGGATACGACGAAGCGTCAAGCAAAGCGATAGAAGTGACAGATGAATTGATGTCCGTCGCAAGGTAAGAAGTCTGGATGCTGAACGACAGCATCGGATAGTCACGGATGGACTGCGGAGAGAACGCAGATCGGTTCAAGCTGCCGTATGACCATACGTTTTCAAGGTAGTTGTAGATTACTACCGTGTCATTCACCGTGCTGCCCGTGCTTGGGTAGAACCACCAGATTTCACTGAATGCTTCGTTGTTACCGCACATGACCTGTGCGATCTGATCTTTATTCAACGTACTGAAGATGTGCTGGCGAATCGTGCAGGGCAACGTATTTACACGACCGTCGTATACGAAGAACTTATCTAAGCCCATCCAGTACACGGCGTTGTTGACGTTGATCACCGCATTCTGAGAGGCAATCGAAACGTCCTGATCAAGCAGGGTGAATCCAAACACAAACGGAGGCCCGAGGTACTGCATCGAGTACACAGCTGTATCCGTCCAAATCACAATTTCCTGACGAGCAGTTGTCGCCGTTACGATCTTGGAGCCATTAGCAATACGTTGCTCACCTGACTGGTTAGTAACTTCAGGCACCCATTCATACGGGTTGTCTGCATCCGACCAACGCACTAACAACGGATCAAACGACGTACTGAAATTAGTCGGGTCGTAAGGATTAGATCCAAAGCAAACCGTAAAGTCGTCAACCGGAGAGTCAATAATTAACCCGGTTTCGTCAGGCACATGCCGTCCAGCATAGCTAAAGCTCAGAGCCGAAACCGTGGCTGAAGCCGTTGTAGCTGTTGAGATAGTGACTGAAGTGCTGCCATCCCATGCCGCAGTGACATACGTGCCTGAGACAATACCACTGCCTGAGATGACTGAACCGGTGTTAATACCCGTAGCATCAGCTACGACGAGCGTGACAGAACCCGAAGCGTAAGCTGCTGTTGTGGTCGTTTTAGGTACAGAGTTAGCTTTCTCTTCAAGCGTGATAGCCCGTGCCCACGTAGTAGTGTCATTAGTCCAGTAGTAAATCGGACCGTTGTTCTCAGCAAAGATCAGGTCATTACCATAGTTAAACTGTGACCACAAACGCAGCGGAACACCCTGCGGAGTTGAAGAACCCCAACCGCCTGATCCCCACGGAGGACCGCCCCAACCGACGTTGGACGTATAGACAGCGGTACCAGCATCAATGTCGATACTGGCAATAACTAATGAACCGCCGCCGGTCGTAGATGAACTAGCAGCAGTTGGGGTTACGATCACGAGCGAGTTATCGCCCGGAACTTCTATGATCTCAAACTGCCCATTTAGGGTCAGACTGCCTACCGAAGTCGCGCCAGAAAAGGTGACATAGGTGCCGACTGACGAACCATGTCCTGAAGCAATTACGGTGACAAAATTACTGCCCGCCGTAGTTACAAACGGATTTTGCGTCAGATTAAGTGAGCTACCAAGCGGGGTAATGTCGTGATATTCGCCGCCCAGTTCGACATAAAACTTCTGATTTGTGCCGACGCCCAACAGGTTAAGGCCATCAATCGTGACCCAATTCCACAATGATCGAGCAACGCCTTTAAATGTGGACAGGATGGTGGAAGAGTTTATCCAGCCACCGATCTTTTGGGCGTAGCCACCACGGAAACGCACCTTGTCTACGACGAAGTAACCCCCCTCGCCCGCATAGTTGGTGGTTTCGCGATTGACGCCGGGGCGGAATTCGACCTTCTGAAGTGGCATTACATAACCCCCGACAAGTACAGCGCACGTTCGTCCATACGCCGTTTAATCAGTCCCGGCAGTACTTTACCACCGGCCTTCGTCCATTTCATAAACTCGTCGGCTGCTTCCTCCAGTTCGCCCCGGTTGGTCTTCATCCGAAGGGAAGAGCGTTGGAGATTGCCGAGACCCACGTTGAAGGCAAAACTGACAAGAGAATCGAAGACTCCCTGATTGCCAACAGCAGCAGGGCAAAGTCGAACCACACCACGCTCAAACCGACGAAGGTCTTCAGCAAGTATCCGGTCCACCTCGTCCATCGTGATAACCCGGTCCCAGCCTGCGGGTATCGGTAGATTCTTGCGCTCCTCATACTTCACCGTAGCGTGAGCGGGGTCAATCACATGGCCGACGCCCACCGTCCACAAAAGCGCCGGGCAGCGGTAAGGCTTAGTCCTCACCCCTTCGTGGTGTTTGATCATCTGGATGGCGGCAGGGCTGACTTTCACTTCTTGCCGAACGCCTGCGTGCCGAACCAAAAGGCGATGATTGAGGACAAAATCAACATCTCGTCATCCGAGAACACTTCAGCCATCGCAGCGGCAAACGGTACACCCGTGTTGTAGGCGTACCAAACACCAGCAATGTTGATAGCAACAAGTTCCAGCACGAAGATATAAGTAACGACCGGGCGGACGCTGGCGCGGAGATTGATCATCCACTGCGAGGCACCCTTGCCGATTTCCATATCGTGCTGGTACAGGGCTTGGCGTTCCTCGCCTGCCGTCTGCGTCTGGATTTGCTCTAACTTAATTTCCTCAACCCGTGCCTGTGCAATAAACCCACGCTCTGCGAGGGCTAGTTCGCGCTCTTTCTGAGCGGCAACAAGGGCAAGTTCGTGCTTTTTGTCCTGCCGGTCTTGGAAGATTTGCAGAATCTTGGGTAGCCCACCCGCGAGGAAGGACAGGAAAGTTGAGATTAACGTCATCATGATCAGTACTCCTTACCAAGCCGATCTTTAATCAGCGCATAGTCGGCAGCGTACTGCTCCCGTACAAAGTCTTTAACCTTCTGCGTAATTACACTACGACCAAAGTTAGTAGATACATTGTAATTTTGGATTGGTTGGGCGTAGTTATTGGTAATACGGCGCAGTTCATACTCAAAATTTTGATAGTCCAAAGCAATTACGTTTGGCGTATCAAACCAAAGGTATTGTGGTCTGAATATGCCGCCTATGACGTTGTAGTTGTCCAACTGATCAAACATATCAACAACTTCGTCATATGTAATTTCTTCGCGAGTTTTATTTATTTCATGATCTCGAAGGTATCTAGTAAGAACATCAGCCGCGCTTGGAATTTGTTTTAAAAACAGTATGCAACTTTCAAATCGGGCTAATGGGTCTCGCACAAATCCGTACATCGAATATCCAGCAAGGTTGGGATATTTGACAATCATTTCTGACGGATATGAATGATGTTCGCCAATAAATTTCCAGCCTATTTTATGTAAAAAATCTTGAGCAGTAGTGCTTCCAGTTTTAGGTGGAAGTACAAAAGCTTGTTTTGTAAGTTTGTGAAACCACATTACGGCAACTCCGACTCATCCACCGGAATAGCATCAGCGAACCCGCCGGTTCTCTTCTGTGCAGCGATCTTTTCTTCAGTTGTCGGGCAAACAAATACATCAGTAACTGGATCGTATACGTGCCCTATTCCGGCGTATATCCCACGAATGTTGCCGTGATACGATGTTTGTTTCCAAAGCGTTCCCGTACCAAACAACGACTGACAAAAAGCAATTCCAAGTTCTTCTGATTCGTTACCGTTTTCATCAAGTAATTCGTTATTGTTTACAACAATTACCTGCAATACAGGATATCCAGTGACGTAGGTGTTCTCGGCAACCAAAACCGTAACTGTATCTGTACCAAGTTGTGCAAAGTGAGCCATACAAAACCTTTAGAACGTGATTGAACCAGAACCGGTCCACTGGTAAATACGATAGCCGCCAGACGTAGTAACGCTGGGAGAGCCGGTAGTAGAAGCCGCAGCAGGATACGTAGATGGATAACGAACAATCACGATACCGGAACCACCATTTCCTGCTGATGGAAAAATCGCCCCGGTAGGAAATTGCATACCAGCACCGCCGCCGCCACCGCCAGTATTTGCTGAGCCTGCTGTGCCGCTTCCTGCATTACCCACTCCGCCGTTGCCACCGCCACCAGATCCACCAGTAAACGCGGTTGACGCGTTTCTACCGCCACCGCCGCCACCGGCATAAGTGACAGATGAACCAGAATACGAAGAAGCAGAACCGTTGCCACCGTTACCCGGACTACCGCCCGCTGCACCAGCACCACCTCCGCCGCCACCTCTTTGTTCGCCAGTGCCGCCGCCTATTGCTGAGGTGCCACCAGCATTACCTTGCCCCGAAGTGCCATTACCACCGTTATAGGCAACGCCAAATTTAAAACTCTGATAAAGAACGTGGTAAACGTTGTCGGCTGTACCGCCACCGCCGCTACCGCCGCTGCTACCTGTTTCATCGCCGCCATCATCACCACCAGCGCCGCCGCCAGTAGAGGTGATATTGCTAAATACAGAATTTGACCCGCTAGTTTTATTAACGTTGGCTGTACCACCAGTACCACCGCCGCCCACAGTGACCGTATAGGTAACACCTTTTGTTACAGCAAATGCGGTTGCTGTTCTAAATCCGCCGCCACCGCCGCCGCCGCCAGATCCAACAACCTGCCACGGATAGCCATGAACACCATAGTAATAACCACGGCCGCCGCCACCGCCGCCAGCGACAACAAGGTAATCAACGTTCGGTGTTACGTTGGCCTTACCCCAAAAATCAGTTGGCATGGTGATTGCGCCGCTAGCTTTACCAGCGAGAGAACGCACATCAGCGTCATTTAATGAAATTTGTCCGGTAGCAGATTTGCCTAGCTCAAGAGCAATAGATTGCCCTGCGGTAGAACCGGCAAGACTAATTGGACCTGATCCATTAAGTGGCATGGCTTACTTCTTCCCTTCCAAAGTTTCGACCTTGGCAGACAATTCCTTGATTGCCTCGATCAGAAGTGGTACTAGCCGTTCGTAACGAACAGTCATGTAGTTTTGACCAGATGCACTCTCACCGCCCGGTGCCATATCAAACGGTGCTAGAGCCACAACGTGCGGCAGCACGGCAGCAACTTCCTGAGCCGAAACACCGACCTGTTGCTCGCTGCTGTTAAACCCAAACGATTTGGCTAGTTCATTCTCTACATAAAAATAGCCGCCCAAAGACTTCACTTTTTGAAGTGCATCTGGAATCGAACCTTGGAAGTTCTTCAGTCGAGCGTCGGAGTAGTAAGCAGTGATGTTATTAGTGGCAAGAATTTCTCCCGCTGTACCAGACGCTGCCGTGCCTACGCCAAGCGAATTGACTCGGCCACTACCTGAATAAGTAACCGTTGTACCAGTCAGAGTCGTTATGTTGGCTGAACCGTAAGTAGCCGTCGTACCCGTGAGGGTCGTGATGTTGGCTGAAGTAGAACTTAGATTCGTAACCGTGGCCGATGTATAGGTAGCCGTCGTACCGGCAAGGGTCGTAATGTTAGCTGAGGCATGAGTCGCCGTCGTGACGTTCATGCTAGTACCGGTCAGGGTCGTAATCCCTGCCGAGGTTGAAGTCAACGTCGTAATCGTGGCCGAAGTCGCCGTCAGATTAGATACGGTAAAACTGTTCGTGCCAAAGTCAGCGATGTAGTTCAGGCCATTGACGATATCCGTGCCGTTCGACACAAGGACAACTTTCTTACCCGTAGGAACCGAAACGCCAGTCTGTCCCGTAACCTTGACCGTTACTGCACCCGTAGAATTGTTGTAGATGAAGTAGAGCTTCTTGTTAGCCGGGACGATCAGGTTAGTGTTAGTACCACCCGTGCCGGTCAACTCAATAAACATGTTACGGGCAACACCGGTCGCGCCGTTCGGGATGGTCAGCGTAGTATCTGTACCCGTAGCAACGGCTTGAGTGACGTAACCGGAGATGGCCTGCTCAAGCAGCGTACCGAGATTGGTATTTGTAGTATTACCCCACGTACCCGCGCCTTCGCCGGTAGTCAAAAGGGTCAAGGCCAGATTTGTACTGTAAGTAGCCATTTAAAACCTCACGCCGCAACCTGTGTCCAATTTGGATTTTGTGTATCGTCAACAGGAGTCCAAGGACCGGTCGGGACCGGAACAATATTACCCCAAACAAGCACTTGGGCTACAACGCCCGTGCCGACAACCCCTGTGGGGAACACAACCGCCCCCGCAGACGTAGTAACCGTACCGACCGCGCCCTGTGCAGATACTCCTGTGACCGGAACACCCGCCCCTGCCGCTGCCGTAGCTGTGCCAAGCTGACCTGTACCTTCGACACCGGTAACAGCCAAAACCTGATCGGTAATAACAAAAACATCGCCAACAAAACCAGCGGTCGTAACCCGGAACGGAATAATTGTCGCGCCTGCCGCGACTGTGACATCACCAACTTCACCCGTGGCTTCAACGCCTGTGACGGGAACATCGACAATAACGGCGACAGAAACTGTTCCGACCGCACCTGTGGCCTCAAGACCAGTAACAGCCAAGACCTGATCAGTGACGACAAAGACTGTACCTAGCTGACCATTAGCGGCAACTCCCGTAACAGGAATAACCGACTCGGCAACAACCGTGACATCGCCAAGTTGTCCAGTAGCCTCAACCCCTGTAATACCGACAGGAGCAGATGCAGCAACTGCAACATTCCCAACGAAGCCGGTAGCCTCGACCCCCGTGACTTCTGCCACGATGGTAATGAAGATTGAAACGTCGCCAAGCTGTACGGTGGCAGCAACACCACTCGGGAATACGTTGGCAGGGGCTACAACAAGGACATCACCAAGCTCACCGGTAGCACTTACCCCAGTTACAGATACGTTGACATCGCCGCTACCAAGATCAGCAAATGGTGCGGCTGCAAATGGGGTAAAACCGAACACAGCTTATCTGCCTGCCTTCAGTGCTTCGACCTCCGCCTTCAACTCCTTGATGGCTTCGATCAAGAGCGGGACCAACTTCTCGTACCGAACGGTCATGTAGTCCTCGCCAGACTTGCTCTTGTTCTCTGCATCCATATCAAACGGAGCAGGAGCAATGACTTCTGGCAGGATCGCTTTGACTTCCTGAGCCGAGACGCCAACTTGAAGTTCTTTGTTGTTAAACCCGAACTCTTCAGCCTTCTCGTTCTCGGTGTAGTAGTAGCCATTCAACTGGCTGACTTTGTACAGTGCATCACCGATCTTGCCCTTGAAGTCCTTGAGGCGAGCGTCGGAGTAGTAGGCAGTTACGTTGTTGGTTGCGCGAATTTCACCGCTCGTACCTGATGCAGCAGTGCCGACACCGACAGAATTAAATTGTGAGTTTTGCGAAGTTCCGCTAAACCCGTCTGCAATTCTTGCGGAGTCAACGCGAACACCGTAGGTATTAGAACCGTTCCAGCCCATCAATGTGGGATACGTACCAATCCAAGCAATTTGAGAGTTTGTGTTATTTACCGACGCTCCGTTCGGTGCTGTACTAGCAGAAGCATCAAAAATAACGTGGCCGTTACCGTAGGCCTTCCACGCCAACATTCCTACGGTACTACTAATTACAGAAGGAGAAGTGCTCCAATTTGAAGAGTCGCGAGTTGGAACTGCTCCGACCGTGTTGTAGCTAACCGTTAGCGCCCCGCTACCATTGAACGTAGACCCGCTTGCGCCACCTGAACCGCCGTTATTGAACGTGACAGAGTTTGTAGTATTAGCAGTGATGGTGATGTTGGCACCACCATTGAAACTCGTACCATTAATCGTTCGGGCGTTTTGAAGCAGAGTTGCCGTACCAGCGTTGCCAGTAATGCTTCCAGCAATCGTATTGGTTACAGTCAGGCTCGTGGCCGAGATGTTTGTAATCGCAGCCGAAGCACCACGAAGCTGTGTAGTAGCTGTTGTACCAAACGTCGTACCCGTTAGAGTCGTTATGTTGGCAGACGTAATACTCAGGTTAGCCAGTGTGAGACTAGTCAGCGCGAGGTTCGTTACCGTGGCTGAGGTGTATGTAGCCGTCGTGCCCGAAACAGTCGTGACCGTCGCACTCGTGAAGTTACCGTTGGAGTACGTAGCATTCGTGCCCGACACCGTAGCAATCGTGGCGGAGGTAGCAGCGAGTTGAGATATCGTGCCGCTTGAGAACGTGACGTTCGTGCCAGAGAGCGTGGCAATCGTGGCAGAGGTAGTTCCCAACTGAGTGATGTTGGCACTACTAAACCCAGCAGTCGTACCTGTGACCGTCGTGATGTTAGCCGAGGAACCCGTGATCGTCGTGATGGACGCACTGACCGCAGCCGTAATCGTGGCACTAGAAATCGTCGCGCCTTGATCCAGAACAACACTGCCCGTACCAGTCGAGTTGGCGATGCTGATATCCGGAGTTGTGCCGCCGCTTGATGCAAGTGGGCCTGTGGCTGTGACAGCCGTGACCGTACCACCCAAGCCCGTAGCAGACAGAGTAATGCTGCCAGCACTGTTCGTGATGGAGACGCCCGATCCTGCCGTGAGGGTCGAGAGCGTGTAGTTTGATCCGTTACCAATCAGCAGTTGGCCGTTGGCCGGAGAAGTCGTGAGCCCCGTGCCACCGCTAGCAACCGTAACAGGCGTATTAAGTGCAATTGAGCCTAGGGTAATCGAAATCCCGTTACCCGCCGAATACACTTGAGCCTGACTAAACTCAGCGAACGTAATCGCGGTTGAGCCAAAGACAATAACACCCGGCGTATTGCAGACGTAGGCTGCGCCTTTCTGAGTCGTACCGCCCGTTGTGAAGAAGTAGCTACCAAGGTCAAGCGAGTCAGAACCACCCTCGCCGTACGTATCGGCGTCAGATGCACGGGTCATGACATACGGAGTTGAAACCGTACCAACCGTCGTTACAACGTAGATACCGTTTTCAGCCTGATCGTCACAGTCCTTGATGAGGACACGCTGCGCTGCTTGAGCCACCGTGCTGTCGATAACCAAGGTTCCGTTGGCCGTAGCCGTCAGAGTCGCGCTAACACCCGCAGTACCGTTGTTGTAGTTGTCGTTTCGTCCTGAACCGGCTGGAGTGGTTAGGACAACGGCTTCGTGAATGTGCAGAGCAGCCGATGTCATGTTATCGACGTACAACTTCGTAGCCGCATCGGAGTCCGCACTCGGGTACCCAACATCCGTAATAACGCCGGATGACACACTGATGTTGCCCGACACACCAAAGTTGACGGACTTCTCAGACGGGTAGGTAACGAATACCTTTTTCTGTCCTGCGGAAAATCCAACCTTCGCACCGCTCGCGCTTGATGACAGCACCGTATCTCGGGAGAGCGTCGTCCCCGATGAGGTGTACGTACCGATGCCTACTTCCCACTGGGTGTCACCCGCGATGGTGTAGTAGGTTTCGTTTCCGTTTCCTATGACCGCAAAAGACTGATACCCCGGCTCAGCACCAGCCAGAGTAATCGTCCCACTGCCAGTCGTAGTCGTCGTCTCAAGGACGCGATCAGCAAGCACGAGGGCCATGTAACCCTCCGATTAAGCGATACGAAGAATAGCAGTCGAAGCCGCAGCAGCCGGGAACTGGATGGTGAAGTTACCCGCCGTCGAGGTCTTGTCACCACCAAACGCCAGCACCGCCACAG